TTATTCTGCCAGATTTTACGGGGGACGTGGTGGTAGAAAGAAGAAAAATACAGAGGAAAATCAACCCATTGAATCTAGTTGACTTACTTAACGCTGGCGTGTAAGGTATAGATGTGGATCAAGATAGTATAAGTAGTACAACGAAGGAGAATAGATATGAGCAAGAAGATAATTATCGAGATAGACGAGAACGATATTAAAAGAACGGCACTTGAGGAGGCTATTGGGAGTGAAATCACAGACAACATGAGGGGCTTTTTCAGGTCTAGGGAGAGCGATGACATGGTTAGGAACATAGTAAAGGCTAAAATAGCGGAGGCACTGGATGACACTCTAAGCCTTGAAAGGGTCAAGGAGTCTGCTGTTAGGTGTATGGATGCTCAATTAAGGAACTTGGTTCAAAAGTTGCTAAAGGGAGATAATATATGAAAACAGCAAAGCAATTACAAAAAGAGATACGGGACGAGAAGCGCGAGAAGCAGGAATCCATATATAAGAGTAATCTAAAATCCGCACAAGACCACTTAGCGTCAATGCAAGTTGCTCGACACGAAGCTTGCGAGGCGGTGGAAAAGGCGGTTAGTGAATTAGAGGAAGCTAGGGACAAGAAGATCGACCACATTAAGATTACCGAAACACAAGTTGTGTCCTTTTACCCACGTAACTATGGTAAAAGTTTGGAAATGGAGAAGGGGTTTTATGACGCATTTAGTGGGGAGGATGGATCGTTTGGAAAGACCGACACTATTTAATAAAAAGGAGATAAGATGAGCCAGAACGGTAAAAACTCTAGGGACACACGGACTCCCAACCACAAGAAGCGGAGAGAGAACTATTCCAAGATTAAGTGGGGTCGTATCTATGATTGTTATACAACGAAGGATGGGTGTCGAGTAGATGTAGAGCGTGGGTGCCTTAACAACTATGCAAAGGACAAGAGACTTTGATGAGTCAAAGAGCTTGACGCTAGCGTGAAGAATGGGTAGTAGTTAATCAATGCGGGGAAGTCGGGTGAAGCTTCGGGGGGTGTCGGTAACATTCCCCAATCCCGCAGGTAATTGTAAGAAAAGGTATAAATATGAAAATACAACCATTAGGTGATCGTGTGTTAGTAGAGCCTCATGTAGACGAACAGGACGGAAGCGTTGGTGGGATTATTATTCCAGACTCAGCGAAAGAAAAACCCAAAAACGGAAAGGTAATCGCCTTGGGAACAGGGATCATTGGCATTGACGGTAAGAAGGTCAAATTTAATGTGAAGGTTGGAGACACCGTTTTGATGCCTAGGTTCGGTGGTGTAGAGGTAAATATGGACGAAAAGGGTTACCAGATTATGCGCGAAGACGAAATACTGGCTGTTATTGGATAGCCAAAAGGAAGCATATGAGTTTAGTACCAAAAATGTGTGAGACAAATGATACGAGTTTGTCATTACCAGAAGACATAAGCTTTAATGATTACGAGAAGGTAGGTAAATCACTTAGTGCGGTAGATGAGTTCTCCCGCATGAAGCTTCCTTGGTATATCGGAGACTTCATTGTATTTGGTCAAGGAAAGTTCGCTGACGTATATTCGCAAGCTCTTTCGTTCTCAGGGCTTCAACACGGTACGCTTTACAACTATGCGTATGTGTGTCGGAATGTTCCCAAGAGAATACGAAGAGAGAATCTTGGTATCGCTATCCATCAGGAGATTGCAAAGCTAAAGACTGAGGACGAGCAGAGCCACTGGTTGTCAGAGTGCGACTTAAACAACTGGACAAAGGCAGAGTTTAGACGGGCATTAGCGGGTGATCCATCTCCAGTGAAGCCTCTGCCTAATCGTATTACGCCATTTGAGGAAATGAATCCACGCAAGGATACATGGGAAGAATTTTGGATAGAGAACGAGAGGGCTATCAGGACTTTAGAAATTGGCGGTGATGAAGAAGAACGGGTAGAAATTGCCTGTAAGCACGTATGGAACATATTAAAGGCTTGTGAATAAATATATTACAATCATATTACAGGTCGGTGGTCAGATTAAATGCCGTAAGGATGCTGTGGCGTTTCAGTTAAAGCATGACGCAATCAGTCTGCTCCTGTATGGTCGTGATATTGGAACAGTATCAGAAATGGAATACCAGAAGGTGCTATCAGAAATTGCCAAATAAAAAACAGAAGTCAGTAAGCCTTTCCAAGAAGAAGGCTTGGTCAGCATTTTCTAAATTTATTAGACTGCGTGACGCAATAGACACAATGGACTCTACGACAACCGCGAAGTGTTGTACGTGTGGCAGAACCTACCCCGCCTTTGGTGTGGGTGGATTACAAGCGGGTCACTTCATTGCAGGAAGAAACAACGCTATCTTGTTTGAAGAAACTGGCGTATCGGCTCAGTGCTATGGATGTAATGTGATGAAATCGGGAAACTCTGTTGAATACTTTGTGTTCATGGAAGAGAAGTACGGACGAGAAGAGATTGAGCGACTACGAGCATTAAGCCATGTGATCTTGAAGAGAAGCGCAACGGACTATCAGGACATTGAAAGAATGTATATAGAGAAGTCAGAAGAGTTATTGGAAAAGTACAATGCCAAGTGATCTACTAAGCGAAATACCTGCACAATTTCCGCAGTTAAAAGACATCCCCCTACGGGACGCACAGATTATTCTTCTTGCGTCAGCAGGAATATCAAAGACCACAATCGCTAGTGGCATGGATATAACCAGACAGACAGTTTACGATGTGTTGAAGAAGCACAAGGTAGCAAAGGATATTCGATCAGGTATAAACCTTCAGTACGTCCTTACCCAAACAGCCATCGGTTCTGTCATGGTAGAAGCATCATCCCTAATCTTCCAGAAGAAGAAAGAGATCAATGGGATGAATCTAAAGCAACTCATGGCTCTAGTGGCTCAATGTGCAAGTACACTCTCTATGATAAAGACAAAGATTGTACCAGACGAAGGTGCAGTGAACGACACCGATGCGTTTGCCGAGTTAGAAAAGGTAGCCAATGAAGGTAAGTGATCTAGTTTATAGCATCACTACCGAAGACGGTACGGAAGAGATGACTCTTGCCGAATACCACAAGCGTCCAGACCTTATTGAAAAGGTTGGCTTACGAGCGTCCCCACCCGTTGACCGAAGAACCGTATTTGCAGGGCTAAAGATATTTTCCTTCCCCTACGATGATGTAGAAAAGGACGCAAAGCTATGTGCTATGCTAGATCGAGCAGAGGCGGTCATCCTAAAGAACCCGCTACGCTACTTCGTCCCGCAGAATGATGACATTCAAGACTTTCTTAACGATACAGAATCCACTCTCAAGATTCTAATCGCACCAAATGGTATCGGAAAGAGTGTTTGTGGTTGTGTTGATGCCCTTTTAGACATTGTTCCGTGTGATCCTACATGGGAGATATTTACTAAACATGGGGTTAAATACCGCCCATATCGCAAGAATCGGGCAGTAAATGGGCTTGGAATCACCACATACGAGTGGGTGAATCACGAGTCCACAATCTATCCACAGATCATACAGGTATGGACACCGCCTCAGTTCCTTGGCACTCATGAGATTGGTGGCAAGGGAACGGTTAATTGGAACAGAAACCCAAAGCTTAACGTTGGCGATGCTCCAGTATGGTTTCATTGTTGCTCACAGAACAACACGGTCTTTGAATCTTCAGCCCGTCAGATATATTGGTGGGACGAACAGGCAGAAGAGGCGAAGTTCAACGGAGCGAATGAACGACTAAGGCGAAGACACGGACGGCACACAATGACACTGACTCCGCACAAGATCAAGGGTCGTGCCGACACAGGAGCAGGGTCTTGGATTCATCAGATCGTACTTGGCAAGGCAACGCATGGTCACAAGGTTAAAATTTACTACACAGGTATTAACAAGATTCCAGATTGGATTTATTCAAATGACGCAAAAGAAAAAGCAATCACAACATGGGTGCATGAGCCAACCGCAAACGGAGATGTGGCGAAACTACGTGAGGGACGGGCTAGGGTCTACGGAGAGTTTCACGAAACATCTGGACTCGTGTTTGACGAAATCGTACCACAAATTCATTACATCCCGCCATTCCAAATCCCCGACAAGTACCCCAAGTATCGCTCGGTAGACCACGGACGTATTGAGCCGTGTGCTGGATTGTGTGCAACGGTAACTCCAGAGGGTGACATTATCTGCTTCAAGGAATATTACGAAGTTGATCGACTCATTTCAGAGAACGCCAGGGGAATTATTATTGCGTCAGGGAACAAGGCTACACCGATGAGTACCGAGTATATTCAAGGTCAGGTCTTGGAACGGTATTCTGAATCAAGAGATATTCCGTATCGGTGGACAGTTATGGATGTGCGATCATTCTCAAAGAGGCTTGACCAATCTTCTCTAACGATAGGTGCAATGTACCAGCGATCAGGTCTGCAATGTCGCAAGTCTTCGGGTCAGCCCGTAGGCGCGATGCTTGATGTAGCGAAAGAATTTTTCAAGGTTGATCCAGAGAGAAAGCATAGAGTGACAGGAAAGATGGGTGCGCCAAAGATTTACTTTTTCGACAACCTACACAACATGATTGAAGAACTTGGGTCGTATGTGGTAGAAGAACAATATCGCATGAAGGACGGAATGAGGAAGCTTGTAGAAGTCCCGAAGGCTAAGAACGATCATTTGGTTTCCGCTTTGCTTTTTCTGCTTATGGAAAACCTTGTCTATTGTGAAATGAACGAAAGCGAAAACACGCAGGAGAATGTTGCACGAGATGTCATTACAGCCTATTAAAAAGAAAATACTTGTTCGTAAGTGCCTTGGTGCAGAGCCAACTCTTGTAGATGGGATCACTACCTACCTTGATGGTGGCATAGCCCTTCCTGAATGGATTGGGTTGAGGACAAATTGGGCAGAGGTTATCGACATAGCTGATGACTGCACACTATTCCACAAGGATGACATAGGTGGTTTTGTCTTGCTTCCAGAGTGGAATCCTCAAATGATGACTAAAGTGAGGGAAGAGCGGGTCGAGAACGTACCCGTCATGGAGTTTATCGTAAAAGAGGCAATGTTTCTTTTACCAAAGGGAAGTAACGGCGCAACGCCGATGATAGCAAGGACGTAATATGTTACCATTTAGCGAAGAAGATATGAAAGAAATCACGGCTGAAGCCAGTGAGAGATTTACTCAGTACAAATCTGACAGAGAAGACATAGATGATGAGATGCGAATAGCAGACTATATGTATGCTTGCGCTCAGAACCGAACGCTTAATACGTCAGAGAAGACGAAGGGTATGGATATGAACGAAGACCCCCGATCAAACGTAGGGTCTACCATGTTCCATCGACAGGTCAATATGCTAGCGGCGCAGTTTGTTAATGTCGCCAACTCGCAGGATGATTTTGTTAAGTTCTCCACCATTTCTAATACAATAGACTCTTATTCTGGTCAGGACGGGAAAGCCCTTGCTGAACAGGCGCAAGTCCTCGCTAGATATAATCGCAAGAAAGACTGCCTAGACAAGAAGATGCCAGAGCTTGCTATCAACATCTTCAAGAAATCAACGGTTTTTCTCATGGTATTGTGGAAAGACGTAAACAAGAAGGTTAGCCGAAAGATACCTCAATATGAGACTACGGCTACAGAAGAGGGTGTAACAACCAAGGAAACAACGAAAACCATCACCGGAAAGCTGAATCTTGGCTATATGGAGACAAAGTTCCTTGATCCTTCCCAAGTGTATGCAGACCGATATATTCCTGAAATCTCTCAACAAAATTGCGTAATCGTCACGGAGCAGAAGAACAAAGGCGAGTTAGTCGAGATGGCTAACGCTGGCGTTATTGATCGTGACCAGTTGGACAAGCTCAAGGAAGATGATGAGTGGAACAACTCTGACGAGACAGATGTGGAGCTTGAAACAGCAGAAAACAGGGGGCTAGATAGATCGCCCCAAGTAAAGGGAATGTTCAAGCTCTACAACATTTTCATTCGACTACAGGCAGACGGAGACAAGTTGGACAAGGAAGCCGACCCGTCTATCTATTACATACGTGTAGCTGGTAACGGTATTAATGAGGGTATTCCTTTAAGCATTGAGCCGATTACGGACTATGATCCAGACGGAGAAATCCCTATTAAGGAAGTAAACGCTATCCCTGATAAAACAGGTGAGCTTTACCACACTTCAACATCGGGTGTTGTTCGTTCAGCCTACTCAGCCGATTGTACACTTTTGAACCTTGCCCTAGACAACATGGGTGTGGTTAATGATCCCCCACTATTGATTAAGGATGGTGAACATCGGGTATCTGACTTCCGTTTTATCAAGGGGCAGAGGTGGCACGTTTATACAGAAAATGCTATTACACAGTCTCAAATCCGTGACGTTACTCAGTCTACATCTATTCTTCGGAGTGATGTGAGGAAAGAAGCGATGCAAGCACTTGCAACAGATTCGCCAATGATGGGCGAGTTTGCGGGGGCTAGAACGTCAGCAACCGAGTTTCAAGGGGTAAATACCTCTACGAAGCAACCGCATCTGGTACAGATTAACTATATCATGCAACAGATATTCCCTTGGTGGGGCAGAAAGCTTCTTAGCTACTGGATGATGCACGGTTCTCCAGAGCAAACCCTGTTCATTACGGACATGAGGAAGCAGTATTCGATTAACTCCGAGTTCTATTCAGCAGAGTTTGACGTAGATGTGAGCATCGTACAGGAATACGAAGACAACCTAATGAAGCAACAGCAAATATCCAATATTATGCAGATCATTGGCTCGTCTCCGTACTACCAGCAGTCCGAGTTTCACTCCGTTGACCCATCTCAACTATTAAAACATTGGTTAAACTCTATGAAATGGGACGTTTCAGAGATTATACAGTCTCCTCAGTCTCAGGACGCAGAGGCTATGGCTACACGCAACGTCAATACGATCCTTAATTCGGGTCAGTATATCGCTCCAAATCCGAATGCCAACCTTGACGTTCACCTTCGGGTAGCTCGTGGCGAGGAAATGAGATGGAACGGTCTTGAGGAGTCGGGCGATGAAAGGGCGAAGAACCTTCCGCTACTCCGTCAATACATTGCAGAGTTGGAAAGCCTAAAGGCTAATAAGCAACAGGGTGGAACGCCATTGCCAAGAGGTCAGAACAACCAATCAGAAGGCGAAGTAGCAGGTAATACTATTGCAGGTCTACAGGGAGGCGCACCTTGATTAGTCTAAATAAACAAAACGGACAGCAAATATCTAAAGAGATAGCCTTAGAGATACTTGGGTGGATGGAAGACCCTCGTGCTTTATTGTTTTATGAGCGTTTAGCAAAAACAGAGGATGAGGCGATTGAGCAACTGATAAGTGACCCTTCAAGGGCTTCTAATGCAGACAAAATCAAGACGCTACGGATGATACCAATCTTCCACGACATCCTATTAGATTTCATTAAAAACCAAGAACATGAATAAATCATGTTGACAACCAAACCAAGGAGTGAATAATGGAAGAAGTAACAGAAGATACTCTTGAGGAAACTCAGGATTTCTATCTTCAAAAAGACGCCGATCTTGACCCTGACGCAGATCAGGAATCTCAAGAGTCCGACGATAACGCAGATAAGCGAGTCAAGGACGCTCAACAGAGGATGCACGAAGAAACACAAAAACGTGCAGACTTAGAAAAAGATGTTGAAAAACTCTCAGGACGGATTTCGGTATTAACCGATCTCGTTGGTAATCGTGAAGCCCCTCAAGCACAGCAAGAGGAAAATCCGTTTGCCTACCTAGACGATGACGAGTTCAAAGAGTCTTTGCTTGATTCAAGCGACAACGTAGCCAATGCGATAAAACGTGCGGTTTCTGAAATTGGGAAAACCCTACATTCCAGAGATCAAATGATGTACAGCGAAATGAATAACCGTGACCCTAGCGTTACAGCAGTTCGTGAACAACTATCGCAATTCCGTGCAGATAACTCCGAGTTTAACGACTTGAGCGATCAGCAGTTGGTAAAGGTTATGAAGAAGCTATCCCCCATTGAGGAAGCCAAAACCAAGAAGTCTATGACGATTGGATCACGGCAGAACCAACCAGAGGGTTCGGATCAACTAAAGAAGGAGTCTGATTTTTGGTATAACAAATTAGGCTACAGTAAAGACGATGAACTTGAAAAACGTAGGAGTAAACGATGAGTGAAGCACCAGTAGTTGAGAGTAAGACCCCCGTGGAAATGAAAGCGAAGGTCGCTCCTAAGATAACCGTTAATGATGTATTTGCTGATGTTCGTTCAAAAGTTATTGATGAACACCAGACGGCTAGCCCCGACTTTGTATATATGTGGCAATGTGGCGACGCGGTAGCAAAAGAAGGCCTAGGCAAGTACAAAGAAATCGTTAATGGCGTTGAAAATGGCTCAGACGTTCTGTGCCGAATGCCCAAAGAAGTGTTTGAGCAGATTCGGACTATTGAGAGCGAAAGAAGCGCACAATCTACCGCTAAGAAGCGTGGTTTGGGTACTGAAGAAGAATGGAAGACGGGCAATCTACATCAGAAAGCTCGTCAGATTAAACCAAAACAAAGTTAAACAGCGTCCTGATGAGGGGCGCAATTAAGGAGTAATTAATTATGGCAATGTTAGCTATTACAGTTGCGCCCCAATTCGTAAGAAAAGGTGGACCTATCACAAAAGATGTGTTTAAGGCTGCTACCACAGTATTATGGACAACAGGTGCATTATTGAAGTTAGTCTCAGGGGCATTAACCCCTTGTGGTAACGCCTCGGCGGGTACGGCAGAAATTGATACGGACGATACTGGTACAGCATCGGCACGTTTGTTTCTGGCACTCGAAAATCACTTGGTATCTGGAACAGGCTTTGTTGCAGTTCAGGAACTTTTGATTGATTCTGAGATACAAGTTCAGCTTCTTGACGAATCTGGATCAAGCGCAAAAACGACTGATGTAACGATTGGTGATATTCACACTGGTTTTATGACTGATGGTTCTGCCGTAAACGTAGACGGAACATCCTATGCTGTGCATGGTCACGGTGTATGGGGCTTGGACATAAACGATGTAACTAAACCGATTCTCAAAATTACTGAGGTATCGAGCAACTATAACCCGCATGATCCTGCTTCTAAAGCAGATTACGCAACGGTATGGGTTAAAATCCTGCCAGCAATCTTGTCATAAGGAGTATATAAAATGGCTAATTTTGATAAAACAGCAAGTGCCAAGGCGAGTATCCAATCTTCGGGTGACATTTTCACCTCAGAAGCATTCAAGGTTGCTCTAACCCGTGGTCTGTTAAAAGTATGGAAGCGTGAATTTGATATCGTCGAACAGGGTATGCAGTTCGTCAAAGAAGATACACAGCGTCAGGAACTAGAAACGAAGAACTCTTACCGTCAAATTGGTGGTGGTGTTCCTCAGAACCGTGACTCGGATGATTTGCCTTTCGCCATTACTGGTGATGGTTTCTCATACACCCGTCAGTCCTTCACTTACCGAAAGGCTATCGGCATTGAACGCACTCTTTTAGAGGTGGATGATGTTGGTGTTATTAAAGGTAGACAGGCTGATCTGGCTCGTAACGCTTCGATTACCCGTGAGCAAGCTATTGCTGACGTATTTAATCGTGGTGTCGATGATGGAGTTATGGCAACTGGTGCGTCTGTAATCGCAGATGATGGAAAATACTTCTGTGATTCGGATCGTCCTAACGCCGATCCTAACGCAAGTGCTTGGTCTAACCTACAGGGTGCTTCGGCAATTACGCCTACCTCTATCTTCAACGCACAGCTTTCTGCTCGTGCCTTGACAGGTGAAGATGGCGAACTATGCCCTGCAATGGTTAAGTACATCGTGTGCCGTCCTGCTGACTCTAAGACATTGTGGGAAATCCGCAATTCTCAGTATCGCCCGACAGACGCAATGAACGTGACGAATTACTTCAACAACAGTGAACATGGTTTTGATATTGTTATCTATGACCATCTCACATCGAGCAACATCTTCTACGGTCTTGGTGATCCTAAGTCCGACCAGAATGAGCTTGAGTTTGTATGGCGTGTTAAACCTTCCTTCCTCTCTTGGCAGGATGGTACTAACCCCGATATTATGAAACAACGTGTGCGCATGGCTTTTGGTCTTGCACTTGGCTCTCCTCGCAAGGCGTGGATGGGTGGCGTAGTTTCCTAATCGGAAGCAAACAATCGTGAACGGGTCAGGTGGGGCAATCCCCCGCCTGACCTGAACCCTTAACTGGAGAAACACAATGGATAAAAAAGATAAAGAAACAGCAGAGGTTAAAGTCCCTGCAAAAGAA